CCCGCCATTTCCTCACTCCTTCATATCCGCTTGCGCAAGATCACATGCGTCTTCCGCCAGTCCGGCAGAATCCGTTCCCAGCCGGGACGCCCCTGCAGTTCCATGGCCGTACAGCCCAGAGCCTTCGCCCAGGTCTCGATCCCTGCGAGTTGGTGCAGCCAGTTCTTGCGTTCCTTGCCGGCGCAAAACACGCTGCCGCAGCGTTTCTCGCGGGGGTACGATACGATCTCCGTGATGCAAGCCGCCTCGACGGCGCTGGCGCCATCGTCGATCTCGGCCAGTGATACCCATAGCTGCATATCGCCGGCGCGCAGCGCCGCGAGCACGTCCGCGACGGCGTAGCGACCGTCTGAACGTGCGACGGCCCGCGCGATCGCCGCTTCGGCAGGCGGCCAATACCGGTCGAGGGCCCACCGGGGTACGCCGCACAGGATGCTCATGCCGATCAGCCCCGTTCGTCGCCGGTTGGACCGCCGCGACCCGCGCGCCGCCCGGCGCAGGCATGGGTCGCGGCGGTCCCGCCCCGTCGCGTCGCGCCGCGGACGCGGATCCCGACGGGGCTATCGGCTATCCGATGACGGCGTAGCCAAAGATGCGGTCGACCTGGGCGTTGTTGGCATGCGTGATCGAGAAGCTGCCGGTGGTACGATTCGACACGTACATGCTGCCGGCGCCCTGCTCCGCCGCCGCGTTGGAGCTGAGTGGCATGAAAGCGACGAAACTCTCCGCCGCCGCGCGGTGGTCCGTCACGGTCGTGATCGACTGGCCGGCGAGCAGCGTGACCGTGCCGGTGCAGTTGAGCTTGCCGAGACCGACGCGGTTGACCACGGCCACGATCTGGCGCGAGTCCGCATTCGGCGGCAGTCCGGGAAATCCTGTCATCGCGTCCCCTCCGCCCGCGCCCGAACTTCATCCACGCCGCGAATGTGGGACCAGGTCGTCCCCGCCGCGACGCCGATGCGCGCGCGGTGATAGCGGGCGTTCGACCGCACCGGACAGACTCCGTTGCCGTCGAGACCGCGAGGCCCGGTCCAGCTCACCGGCTCGACGGTCGAGTTGCGGGTGCCGAGCTGCAAGGTGATGCCGGCGCCGGTCGTCGCGACGCCCTCGACCAGCGGTCGAATCGCGCGCACCAGCGCCCGACGTCCGGCGAACAGTTGCGCCTCGGCGGTCTCGACGACGGCGTTCAGCGTGCTGCCCTCGAAGTAGCCGAGCCGGTGCGCCGGGTCGAATCCGGCAAGCAGCGGCCGTCCGACGCCGGACCACACCGCGCTGTCGAGCGAGAACGGCAGCGCGTCGAGACTGGCCGATACCGCGTCGAGCCCTTCGAGCGTATAGCCCGCCTGCGACAGCCCCGGATACAGCAGCTCGAGGTCCGCCTCCGCCCGCGACCAGCGCCCGATCGCCCAGTTGTAGATCAACACCCTGTTCGGCAGACCGCCGCTGTGGCCGGCGCCCGGATAGGAAACGACGTAGAGCTTGCCGACCGGATCGATCGCGGCGCTTACCCGGTACAGATAGCTCTGGTCGATGTCGGTCCAGAAATGGCGGTCCACCTTGTGGTCGCCGATCGCTTGCAGTTCCTTCGCGCCGCGCAGCAGGTAAAACCCGCTGGCATGGGCGAAAAAGACCATGTTCTCGAAGGCGGCGATCGATCCTTCGATGGTTGCGCCGACGTTGCCGCTGATCTCGTCGAACTGGAACACGAGCGGCGCGCCGACATAAGTCATCCGCTTGATGGCGCGCTCCTGGAGGACCGTGCCGAACTCGCCGCCGATGATCCCCTGGACCCAGCCGCCGTCCGGCAGGTCCTGTTGGTCGGACTGCGTCGTCGGCGACACCGTCCAGGTTTCGGCATTGTTGATGCCCGACCACTTGACGCGGCTGGGAAATCCGGCCACGCGGCCCAATACGACGAAGTCGCGCACCGTCGCGACGAACCGCGCGTTCGGCGGGGCGCCGCCGAGGGCGGCGAAGTTGGCGCTCGCCCCGAGCTGCCACTTCTGCGGCGCGTCGTTGAAATTGACCGCGACGACCAGGTCGCCGAACTGTGCAAAATCCCAACCGCCGTCCGACGCCGTCGCGTAGGGTCCGCCGGCCGTGCGGGACACGTCCGACCAGGTGGCCGCGGAGAGCTTGTAGAGCTTGGTCGCGTCGGCCGCGAAATTGGCGCCATTGCCGGCCGCGTCCCGCGTCGCGAACGCCCCTTGGGCCCGTCCCGCCAACGGCCCACCATAGGCCGAGAGCGAAGGGAACGGCCGATATCCGTTGGCCGCGGGGATCACGTTCTTGGCTTCCGTGGCCCCGGGGTTCTCGAAGGCCGGCAGATCGGGCAGCCACTCGCCGGCCGGGATCATGATGGCGCCCTCATCGTCTTGATCTGCTGGTTCAGTCGGTCGATATGCACGGCTTGCAGTTCGACCGCCTCCCACAGGCGCTGAAGGACCTCGCCGATGGGAATCTTATTGCCGCGGCTGTGCCATTCATTCGGCGACGGCATCGACGGAAGATGACCGGCGGCCCGCCAGACGTCGCCATATCGTTCCGGGTCCAACAAGCCGAAGCGCTCTGCCGCGAAGCGCCGCGCCGGTTCGTGGACCGATCGGTCCCGCGCGGCCGGCTGTTCGCTGGCGGCGCCGCGATCGTCGCCGTCCGCATCGGCGAACGGCCGACCGTCGATCGTTGCGTCCCACTTGGCCGCGTCGATGGTTCCGTGCGTCGCCGCCTCGAGGACGTAGCAGGTCAGCAGGACGTTATCGTCATAGACCGCCCCGGCGTTGATCGTATCGAGCCCCTTGTCGCCGCCCGCGGCGTTCGGCGTGTACAGCCCGTTGCCGACGATGAAGCGTTGATTGGAGGCGCCCGCCTGCCGCGTTTCGATGAAGGCCTCACAGCTCTCCGTGCCGGCCGTCGCCGTCTTGAGCTTGCTGCCCCATTTGACGCCGGAAAAATTGGCCGCGGCACTGTTGCGGAAGCGGTAGACGACGATGCCGCCGCGATCGTTCGTCGCCGGACTCGCACTGATGCGATCCAGAAAGATCCCCGGCCCTTCCAGGTCGGCATCGTCGTGATACTCGAGGCGGAAAGGATTGCTTTCGGCGTCGACCTTGACGATTTGCACGCCGCTCCAGGTATTCGCGCCATCTAACAGCGGGACATTGTTTCCACTCGTGCCGGTGCTCTTCACCGCCGCCGTACCGAGACCGAGCGTCGCGCGCTGCGCCGCCGTGTCGGCGTCGTCGAGCAACGCCTTGCCGGCCGCGGTCAGCGCATAGGTCGCCCAGGCGTCCGCGCCTGTCCGCTCCACGCCGCCGGTTGTCGCCAGCGCCTCGATCGCGGCCAGATCGTTGGCCAGACCCACTGTCGGATTGCCGGCGGCGCCGTCGCCGTTGACGACGGCGAGTCCGGTCGCCGGACCCGTAATCGCGCGCTGCGCGTAGGTATCGGTCGCCGTGCGCACGACCAGCCCGACGCCGGCCATGCCCTCGAGGGCGGCAAGATCGTTTGCCAGCGTCAGGGTCGGATTGCCGCCGGCGCCGTCGCCGTTGTCGATCGCGAGACCGGCCGCGGGCCCCGTTAGCGTCCGCATCGCAAAGGCGGCCGGTCCGGTGCGCGTGAGCAACCCGGCGGACGGACCGAGCGCGGCCACCGCCGTCAGGTCGGCATCGGCGTCCTGCTTGCCGGCTTGCAGCGCCTCGATTTCGCTCTTGGCGGTCGCGAAGTTGTCGCGGACGCTGGCCGTCGTTGCCAGCCCGGCGGTTGGCTTGCCGGGATCGATGTTCGAGGTCATGCGCGAAACCACGTGGTTGAAGCGGCCGATTGCCCCGTCCAACCGTCGGTGTCCCATACCGTCTGGCCGTCGTCCCAGTCGGTCGGTCCATCGTCCCAGAGGGTCCCGACGTCGACTTCCTGCTTGGCCCAGGTCGCGGTCGCGTCGACGGGGACGCCCCACCCGGCGCTCGCCGCGGCGGCGGAAAGCCAATGGCCCACAGCCGCGGCCACCGGCGCCCAGCCCTCGGCGCCGCCGGCAAAATATCGCGCCGCAAAGAACCGTGGCGCGAAATGTCGACGGGCGAACATCAGTTGGCGTCCGTGACAACCGCCACGCGGTTGCCGTCGGCGTCGACCGTGGCCGAAATCCGGTTCTTCGTGTCGCCGAAGTCGCGGATCGCCACGGTCGTCGTCGCTGCGCCCGACAGCTTGCCGAACAACGTCGCCGAGACCAGCCGCAGGCATTGCCGCAGCGTCAGCCCGGTTTCCACGCCGTTCGTCTTGTCGAGCAGGGCATCGGCGTTCGCGGCAGCGGTCGGGACCGCCGCGATGTCGGCGGCGATCGAGGCCCCCGCCGGCGCGCCCAGCCGCGCGAAGCTGTCTCCCGTCTGCGGCGTGTGGCCGATGACCGAGCCGACCGAGCCGACGACGTTGCCGCCGACATTGCCCGCGACGCTGCCGACCGCGCCCGTCACGCTCGCCACGCCTTCGCCGAAGCTGCCTGCCGAGACATGACCGGCTCGCGCCTCGTCCCACACGGCGTCGGCGTTCGCCGCGGCGCTCGGCGGTGCGGTATAGGAAGCGCTCGCCAGCCGGCTCGACACCGTCGCGTCCAGGTTCGTCTTAACCTTGAGGCCGATCGAGCTGGCCGTCGCGATCGCGCTTTCCAGCACGTCCCACACCGAGACCGCCAACGCCGTCGAGAACGCGGTCAGCGTCCGCGTCGTGCTCGCCCACACCTTGTCGGCCGCGCCTTGCGTGATGTCCACGAGGCCGCCCGCCGTGATCGACAGCGTGGAGAAGTTCACCGGCGCCGCGGCGAGCGCCACGTCATCGGTCGCCGTCGCCGCGCCCGCCCATTTCGTCGCGTCAACCGCCAAGTTGGCGCTGCCGGCGACCAGGCTGTCATAGACGTTCGTCGGCACCACCAGGAGCTCGCGCCAGACCGGCAGGTGAGTCGCGGCGTCGTCAGACTTGGCGACCAGCGGTCCCAGTGTGCCCGTGTCGGTTGCATTGAGCTCGACCACGAACCACCCGTTGCTGTCGTGCGCTATCGCCGTTGCCGAGTTCCGCGCCGCGAAGGCGCCGTGATTCTTGCTGATCTCGACGACCGGCGTGATCGCCGTCTTCTCGGTCACCCCGTCCGCCTTGTCGAGGAACGGGCCGAGGCGGATCGTGACGGTGGTGGATTGCTTGAGGAACGCGGCCATGGGTTTTCCTTAGTCGTCAGTCGTCAGTCATCAGTCATCGGTCATCAGTAAACGACGCGCTCTTGACTGACGACTGATGACTGACAACTGATGATTTTCCTTTCACGCCGCCCTCCGCTGCCGGTAGGAGTGCATCGCTTGCGGCACGACCGATCCCCCGCCCGCAGCCGGCACGAACACGCCCCGGCTCGTCGGCAGCCACAGCATTTGCGCCTTGGGCGGGTGCGCGGCCTGCGTCGCGCCGGTGACGGTCAGGTTGAACCCGCCGACGCAATCCGGCTCGGGGCTGTTACGGCCCCACAGCGGCCAGTAGGCGACGATGTTTGCCGGACGCACCTTGAACGGATGGATGCCCTTTGCCAGCCGCGCGACCTCGGCGTCGGTCAGGGCGACGTTCCAGATCGCGCCCTCGCCAATGCGACCATCCAGCGCGTTGTTGTTGTCGTGGTCCTTCCCCAGTCTCGTGCTGGCTAAACCGGAAGGCGTGTTCGAGGTTGCGTTTGTCCCCTTGCTGCCTCCGTCGATATAGACGGCGCGGTCGGTTGCGCTTGCGCCGACCATGGCCGCATGATGCTGCGTTCCTGCCGAATACCCTGTCGTGGTATCAGCCGTAACGGTTGCCCCACCTGCGACCGAAGCAAACCGCAACGGGTCTCCGGCCACGGCTCCTTGAGGCCGCAGAATCCAGCGGTTATTGTTATCGGAACCGCGAATTTCGATGATGTTTTGCACGTTTGCCGTGTCATCGGAGGCAAACCAGCAACAGAACGAAAACGGATATGCGGTGACTGGCGCGCTTGCGACGTTCAGGAAGTCACCGCTTGCCCGCACGAAGTCCCGCGCCACGGCTCAGGTCTCTCGCAGCACGAGATGCGCGATCCACAACTGCGCCGTGTTGGCGAGGTTGTCCGAGGCGTGGGCTGGGTCTCGCAAGACGCGCAGGATAAATGGCTCGCCGTTCGCCAAGCTGTCCATGTCCGCGCCGTTGGTGAAGGTAATCGTATCCAGACTGTTCTCGCCCGCCGCACTCGGGGCCGCCGCTGTGACGGTGTTGTAGTCGTAGCTGTGCGCTGTCGTGTCCACGTCCTCGGCGTCGTCCTGGATGCGCCGGAACGCGGCCTGCCAGACGCAGTTGTTGGCCGTGGCGAGGGAGGACCACACGACATCGAGCGTCAGCCCGCCGCCGCCGTAGCCGCGCAGGTTGCCGTAGTAGTCCATGTAGGCCGCCGCCGCGTCGGCGAAGGTCGCAATCGGCAGGCTCTCGGCCGGCGTCGAGGCGCCGACCAGGATATCGAGCGGCGCCGCCGACGCTCCCGGCGGCAGCGGCATGAGCGGGAAGATTTGACCCGAAGCCATCTACGGGCTCCCCGTGTCGGTCCTGACCTGCGGCGTCGCGCCCGACCACTTGCCGCGGTCGTCGGAATCCTGGAGCGCCTTCATCGCCGCCTGGAAGCGCGCTTCCCACAACGGCCCGGCCTCCACGTCCCCGATGAACGGCGCCGCCTCGGCGAGCGCGCCCCACAGGTACAGGTCCGGCGCGTTGGCGAGCAGCCAATTGCTCGTGGCCGCATCGGAGAGCGCGTCGAATGCCTTCCAGTACGCCATCTCGGCCGTGTAGCCGGAGTCGGGCGCGGGTCGAAGCTGGAGTTCGTCGTTGAGGATGCAATAGACGCGCGGGCGGCCGGTCGTCGAGCCGGCCCAAATCGTGTCAATCTGCTCCGGCGACATCGGTTCCAATCGCGTGATCGGATTGGTGTTGAGCTGGAAGTTCCGCATCTCCAGGAACCCGGTCGGCAACGCGACGTATTCGGTCGAGACCGTCGCCGTCGCCCGGTCCTCCATGGCGCGGAGGCGCAAGCTGCGGTTGATGCGCCGCTCGGCCAGCATGATGAAGTCGGCGGAGTTATCCGTGACGGCGCTGTCGCCGGCCCGCGCCAGCCAGTTGGCGACGGCGCTCTTCAGCTCGGTATAGGTCGAGATCGCCATGATCCGCCCGCTCCGCTACCAGGTGCTCGTGTAGCCCGTCAGGGTGACGCTTTGGACGGTCGTCACCCCGCCGGCCGCCGCGAACTCTAGGGTCATCGCTGTGTTCGGCGATCCGGCGATGTCGATGCCCGTGATCGTCACGGTCTGCGCCGTGTTGGCCGGCGCGGCGATGAGGCACGACCACAGGACCGGGCCCGCCCCCGTCGCGCCGTCGCGTAGGTTCACCTGGATCGCGGCGCCGGCGGTGGCGCCGGCGCCGAACGAAGCCGTGACGCCGGTCGCGTGATGCTTCTGGTTGGCGCCCGCGGCACTCTTTGTCGCGCTCGCCTGGACGTTCGCGGCCGGGTTGTGCGTCGCCGCCCATCCCTCGAACGCCCTCTTGTTGCCCAGCTGGGCCAATGCAAGATCGCCCATGATGCCCTCCTAAATGCGGCCCGGCGCGGTACGCAGGTATCGGTATTCGCTGCTGTTGAGCTTGCGCTTGACCGCCGGCCAATGATCTCGATTGAAGACGTCGATGCCCTCTTCGCGGCGCCACTTTAGGATGATGATGTCCGGGATGGCCGCGGCCCGGCGCAGGTCGCGCGAGGGCGACCAGCCGCCGTCGTCTTGACGCTGAAGCGTTTTGTTGCGTTCGAGGATCGGCGTCACGTCCTGGACGCTTTCGATGACCGTGGTATCGGTCACGGGGTCATAGCTGTGAAACTCCAGCAACCCGGTCATCGGGTCGAAGTCGAGCACGCGTTTCGTCATGTCGGAACTCGCCGTACTCAGCCGTCAGTCGGCAGTCATCAGTACGTGCCGACTGACAACTGACAACTGACGACTGATAACGGACTACTACGGCGTCGTCAGGTCGGCGACCACGCCCGAAGCCGCCTGTTGCTTGGCGACCAGGGCGTACTCGACCAGGATCTGCACCTTCTCGCTGTCGCCGGTCTTGGACAGATCGTGCTGCTGGAACGGCCGCAGATAGGCGACGCCCCAGTAATCCATGTCGAGCACGAGCGCCGAGCGGTCGCGGTTGAAGCGGCTGGCGACGATCTTGTGCTCGCCGAAATCGCTGACATAGACGTCGGCGGCGGCGATGATCGTCGCCTGCTTGGCGCCGGGGTTTTCGCGGTACTGCGTGGCGATGCCGGTGAAGGCC